TTCTCCTAAGGCAGAGCTCATTGGTGATTACGATAAAGACAGTATCGGTTTGCAGGCTAGAGCGATTTCAAAAGGTATGCGAAAGATTACAGGAATCATCGCAAACCAGAATGTCTTGATGATTTGTCTAAATCAAATTCGAACTAAGATTGGAGTTATGTATGGAGATCCTACTACTACACCCGGCGGTAAGGCTATCCCTTTTCACTCATCTGTACGAATCAAGTTGGGGGCTGGACAGCAAATCACCAATAAAGACAAAGAAGTCATTGGAATCAACGTATCCGCCAAAACCATCAAAAACAAAGTAGCACCTCCGTTTCGGACTGTCAACTTTGAGATTCATTTCGGTGTAGGTATCAAAGAACATGAGCAGATGTTTGATCTTCTCCGAAAGCACGGCAAGACCGAATGGGAAGACAAGATTATTGAGATGTCGGGAACTGGCGCGTGGAAGAAGTTAACAGTATTCAGCCAAAACACAGGTGAAGTACTTATCGAAAAGAAGTTCTACAAAGCTGACTTCGGTGAGATTGTCAATGATCCTGAGTACGGCCCGTATATTGAAGCCATGCTTGAAGATGCACTGGTCAGAAAGTCTCAGCAAAGCGTTGATTTAGAATCTTACGAAGAAGTTAGAGCCGCAGCTCTCGAAATTGAAGACGAGCTGATCTCACCAGAGGGGTAACATGATCGAAAAGCCTGTCTTAATAATTGACGGGTTGAATCTGTTCACTCGGCACTTTGTTGTAAATCCTACTATGAGCCAAAACGGTCATCATCTGGGCGGCTTTGTAGGATTTCTTAAAGGTATACGCCTCTTGAGTGAAAGATGCAATCCAGAGCAAATTGTGGTTGTCTGGGAAGGCGGCGGTTCTTCTCGTAGGCGAGCGATATTTTCTGACTACAAGCAGGGACGCAGACCACAAAAGCTGAATAGATACTACGATGACATTCCTGACACTGTCGGAAACAGGAACAGACAGGTGGCACTTTTAGTAGAAGCTTTAAAGCACGTTCCAGTAAGGCAGATGTATGTCACAGAGTGCGAAGCAGATGACGCAATTGCTTACATGACTAGATATCACTACCGTGACAAGAAATGCATCATTGTTTCGTCTGACAAAGACCTCTATCAACTTATTGACGAAAGAGTGACCCAGTGGTCTCCAGGCCAAAAGGCATACATCACCTCTGAAAAGGTGAAGCAGAAGTTTGGAATTTCTGTGCCTAATTTTGTAACTGCAAGAGCATTCACAGGAGATCCTTCTGACGGCATTAAGGGTGTACCTCACACAGGCTTTAAGTCTTTGGCAAAAAGGTTTCCTGAGTTAGCTGAAGAAGAGCACGTTTCGGTCAGAGAAGTAGTAGTCTTGGCAAGAAAGCTAGCTGAGACCAAAAAGTTAAAGATACTCAACGCAATTGTCGACAATGAGGAAGTTGCCAGCACCAACTGGAAGCTTATGTACTTGGACATTCAGAATTTGTCTGCTCAACAAATTGAAAAAATTAAATATAGTCTTGATTCTTTTGAGCCTAGGCGTAATAAGATAGCACTAATGAGAATGTTGGCAAGAGAAGGGGTCAATAACTTTGATGTTGACTCATACTACATTGCCATTAAAAACTGCAGATAAGGTAAATCATTAACATGATGATAGTAAGTAGCACAGACAATTCAGGCCTCTTTTCTCAGTATGGAAAACAGTTCCAAGAGACAATCTTTCAAGGCCTGATATCAGATCACGCTTGGGCACAGCAAATGACTGAAGTCATGACGCCCGAGTATTTTGAAGTAAAAGCTCTAAGCTATCTAGCTGAGAAGTACTTTTCTTATCACAGAAAATACAAGTGCTTTCCAACTCTAGGACTCTTGGTTTCTATTATCAAGGAGGAGTTGACAGAAACAAACGACACTATTTTGCGTGATCAAGTTGTTGACTTCTTGCACAGGACAAAAACAAGCCCTAACGTTCAGGACTTACAATACGTTAAAGACAAGTCGCTAGACTTTTGCAAGCGTCAGGCTTTTAAGGACGCTTTGGAGCAAGCAGTTGAGCTTATATCGACAGATAAGTTTGACAGTGTTGTTTCACTTATGAAAAATGCTGTTGCTGTTGGAATGCCTCATTCTACAGGCCACGACTTCTTTGAAGATCTTGAAGCACGCTTTGTAAAAACTAGGCGCCAGGTGTGTCCAACTGGGTTGAAAAGACTTGATGCAAAAGATATTTTACAGGGCGGTCTCGGGCGAGGAGAAATTGGTGTAGTCACAGCAAATACAGGCGTTGGAAAATCACACTGGCTAGTCGCGATGGGAGCAAATGCTTTGAGGGCAGGCAAAAATGTCGTACATTACACATTCGAGCTTTCAGAGCATGCCGTCGGCCTTCGGTATGATTCCAACTTTTGTGACATGCCTAGCAATGAGATTCCTGACAATAAAGACTTCGTCATTGAAAAATATAAGAACCTAGACTTAGGCAGGCTCATTATTAAAGAGTACCCAACAGGTTCTGCGTCTGTTATAACGATTCGAAATCATATCGAAAAGCTAGCACTCAAAGGTTTTGTGCCAAGCTTGGTCGTTATTGACTATGCCGACGTGATGAGGTCTACGCGTGCTTACGATTCTCTTAGGCACGAGTTGAAGTTAATTTACGAAGAGTTAAGAAATCTTGCGATGGACATGAACGTACCCGTTTGGACAGCTTCTCAGGCAAACAGAGACTCAGCGAAGTCTGATATTGTAGGTCTAGAAAATATGTCCGAAGCTTATGGAAAGGCAATGGTCGCTGATGTGGTCCTGTCCCTTTCTAGAAAGCCGATGGAAAAGTCTACGGGGTCAGGAAGGCTCTTTGTTGCAAAAAATCGAGCAGGTAAAGATGGTCTAGTTTTTCCTGTTCACATTGACACAGCTAAGTCTACTATTGAGATACTAGATGAGAGTCACATGACTCTTAACGAAGCAGTGAAGCAAGATGAGACTAGCATGAAAACATTATTAAAACAGAAATGGTCAGAAGTGAGTGGAGCATGAGTAAAAAGTACGAGTATAACGATGCATTCAACCAGTGTGTTGAATACTTTGGTGGAGATGATCTGGCTGCAAATGTCTTTTTGACGAAGTACGCCTTGACTGACAAAGAAGGCAACCTTCAGGAGTCAAACCCAGACGATATGCACAAGAGGTTAGCCTCAGAGTTTGCAAGGGTTGAAAAGAATTACCCCAACCCCATGTCTGAAGACGAGATCTATAGTCTCTTTAAGAACTTCAAATATGTTGTGCCGCAAGGTTCACCAATGTCTGGCATTGGAAACCCACACCAGATTCAATCGATATCTAACTGCTTTGTAATTGAGCCTCCACATGACTCGTACGGCGGCATTCTCAAGACTGACCAAGAGCTAGTTCAGATTGCTAAGCGAAGAGGCGGCGTTGGCTTCGATATTTCTAGCATTCGCCCTAAGGGAGAATCTACAGGCAACTGCGCTAGAACTACTGACGGCATCGAGGTATTCATGGACAGGTTTTCAAACTCGTGTCGTGAAGTAGCCCAAGGTGGCCGTAGAGGCGCTTTAATGATTACCATTTCTGTTAAACACCCTCAGGTGAGAGACTTCATTAGAATCAAGAGGAACTTGACAAGAGTAACAGGGGCAAACATCTCAGTTCGCTTAACAGACGACTTTATGAACGCTGTTAGAAACGAGACTGACTTCACACTTCAGTGGCCTGTAGATTCTAGTGAGCCTGTTGTCACTTCTTCTGTAGATGCTAAAGAGTTGTGGCATGAGATCATTGAAAGTGCCCATGCTTGTGCTGAACCAGGTCTTCTCTTCTGGGATAACGCAAAAAGAACTACACCGTCTGATATCTATGAAGACGAAGGATTCGGATCTGTCAGCACGAACCCGTGTGGAGAAATTATCTTGTCTCCGTATGACAGCTGCCGCTTAATGCTTGTCAATCTTAAGAGTTTTGTGTTGAGCCCCTTTACGCCCGAAGCTACATTCGACTATGAAAAGATGGGAGAAGTTGTGCAGAAGGCTCAGCGGCTGATGGATGACATGATCGATCTAGAAGTGGAGCAAGTTGACAGAATTTTAGAAAAGATTGATGGTGATCCTGAGCCTGACGCTGTGAAGCGTATTGAAAGAGAGATGTGGGAGTCAATCAAGGAGCAGGCAGTCAGAGGACGTCGAACAGGCTTGGGCGTTACTGCAGTTGGTGACGCAGTAGCTGCTTTAGGGATTCGATATGGAAGTGAAGAGTCCATACGCACTGTTGAGACGATCTATAAGTGCTTGACATTGAATGCATATAAATCATCATGCATCATGGCCAAAGAGCGAGGCGCTTTCCCCGTGTATGATGCTCAAAAAGAAGAGGGTCATCCGTATCTCACACAGCTTTTCCTAGCAGATGATGAATTGAGCACACTACACGCCGAAACAGGAAGAAGAAATATTGCTCTCACGACTACTGCTCCAGCAGGATCAGTATCAGTTTTGACTCAAACTACTAGTGGTATCGAGCCGGCGTTCTTGCTAAAGTACATGCGCCGCAAAAAGATCAATACAGATGCAGAACCGAATGCTCGCGTTGATTTCGTAGACGATGTAGGCGATGCCTGGCAGGAATACCCAGTATATCATCATGCTTTCAAAGAGTGGATGTCAGCATCGGGATCTGAGGATGAAAAGATGTCTCCCTACTGGAAGGCAACTGCGAACGAAATTGTGTGGACGCAGAAGGTCAAGATGCAAGCTGCGGCTCAAAAATGGATTTGTCACGCAATTTCAAATACGACAAATCTTCCGGAAGACACGACAATTGATACAGTCAAGGACGTGTACATGACAGGATGGCAGCTTGGCTGCAAGGGTGTTACGGTTTACAGAGACGGATGCAGATCTGGTGTTTTGGTAAGCGAGCCCACCTCAAAGGAAGACGACTTTGATGAGAGGTTTGCGCCTAAGCGACCTGACACTCTGGAGTGTGATATCCACAGCGCAACCATCAAGGGTGAGCGATGGACAATTCTGGTAGGTCTTATGAATGGGCGCCCCTACGAAGTTATGGGAGGCTTGTCACACTACGTAGAAATCCCGAGGAAGTATAAGACGGGACAAATTGCTAAAAAGTCTAGAAAGACAACAGCATCAATTTACGATCTTACGGTTGGTGAAGGCGACGACATGATGGTAGTTAAGGATATTGTCAAGGTGTTTGACAACCCCAACTACGCAGGTTATACAAGAACCATCTCATTGGCGCTAAGACATGGTGCACCAATTCAGTATCTTGTTGAGCAGTTACAGAAAGATAAAGATGCAGACTTGTTCAGCTTCTCAAAGGTTATCGCAAGGTGCCTCAAGAAGTATATCGAAGATGGGACAAAGTCAGGTAACAAAACATGTGACGCATGCGGAGCAGAAGGCTCACTCATCTATCAAGAAGGGTGTGTAACTTGTGCAAATTGCGGTCACTCAAAGTGTAGTTAGGAGAAAGAATGAAGTGGACAACTCAATACGACCCTAAAGTAAA